TTCTTGTAGTGATGATACCCAAATGTTTTGCGCATTGTATGAGTTCCAACGTTCTCTATGCCAATATCTTCTGCTGCAGCCTTTAGAATGTAATAAGCAGCTTCACGAGTAATTGCTTTATTCTTTCCTTTTCTGCTTTTAAATAGATAATCATGAGGGTTCATATCTTTGATGTACTCTTGTACTTCCTTTTTGAAAGACTTGTTCATCTTTCTTTTGAGAATCTTGCCTGTCTTTAACTCTCTGATGTTCACATACTGTCCTTGAACATCCTTAGCTTTTAATTTAATAATGTCACTGATTCTTAATCCAAGATTAATTCCAAATACGAACAGCATGTAATTACGTTCGTTCCATTCTTTTAGGTAATCTTTCATAGCCTGGATGTCATCAGGATCACGAATAGGTTCTACGAAGTTCATACTGTTTCCTTTCTTAAAAACTAAAGAGCGTACTTATTAGCACGCTCTTTGACAGTTTTTGTTGGTTTATCTGGGGAATTACCGTGAGTGGAGTCGAACCACTCTACATCCAACACGGCACTGTTAGCAGTCGTCCATGCTGCTAACTTGGATACACCTTTTTCAGGACTGGCTTTTTAAAGATGTTTCCGCATCTCTATCCTTGTATCTATACGATACCACAGTACATATTATAAAATATTTCTCTCAAAATGTTTTACAAACTTTTTTAGTCATTTTCTACAACAAATAGAACTAATCATATTCAACAACTTCCGATGTTCCATCTTGATATACATCTACACCTAGTGCGTACGCTAGTTGTTTAATGCCTTCCATTCGTATATCTCGAATAGTGAATTCACTGTAATTCATTTCACTGCCAATTAGTACATCGCTTTGCTCCTGGATTAATGATCTGTAAATTACTACTCGATTAACTGACGGAATACTATTCAATGCAGTGTTCACACGTTCAACGTAATCTTTGAATTTCTTTCCTACAGTATCACCCCACAGTGCAGCGTCTTCTGTAGATGAGTGGAACTCGTTAGTAAATGAAGGTGGGACAATCGTATACTGAGGAGTGATGCGAGGCTCACTCTTCAGATACAACTTGTTTAATGCGTTCTTATACCTACCGATGACTTTCATCACCTCTCGCTTTGTAGCTTTATAATCGAGTTCCGGATAATCAAATAGGTGAATACTCTCCAAATACTTGCACCTCGATTCGTTAGAATGGCAAGTCATCGTCTGATACTCCAGTGAATGGACTTTCTTCGATTGGTTGAGCTGCATTGCTTCTAGATTCTGTTACTTTCTTTGACTCTAATAACGAGAAGTTCTCAGCAACTACTTCTGTGATGTATTTTTTACTGCCATCCTTCTCATAACTTCTTGTTTGGATTCGTCCTTCAATTCCAACTAGTGAACCTTTGTTCGTGAACTTGATAAAGTTCTCTGCAGCAGTAGACCACATCAAACAATTGATGAAATCTGATTCGTATTCACCATTTTGATTTTTAAATTTCTTTTGTACGGCAACACTGAACTGCGTGTACTTAGTACCGGTTGTTGTAAATTTTAGTTCTGGTTTCTTTGTTAATCTGCCTACTAGAACAACGTTATTAATCATTTATTAACCTCCAAATATTTCTCGTGAGCTTTCAAATCGCCTTTTAAAATTCGGCTCACTCGTTTGAATTCTTTAATTGCTTGAGACCTCATAGGTTTAATTCCGTCCTTACGAGCCTCGTCTGTTTCTGGGATATAGTATCCAGTTCTGCCGTTACGTTCTCCGATGATCACAATGCCGTATCTGTTAACTAACGTATCAATTACTTTCTTAACTCTACGTTCCGATAGCTTAGTGATACTTGAAATGTCCACTCGGTTAATTCGTCGAGTATCGCTTATGGGAATTAGTCTTAATACCATTCGTTCTTCTGGACTCATTTTTTCCATTATCCAAGCTCCTTTAATTCTAGTAATCTATCTAAGTTGTAACCTACCCAGGCATTATCGAAATTTTTATCTAATGTAACCACTGGCATGCTTTGGAATCCAAGTGACTTAATCTCTTCTAATGCTTCCGGATTTTCAATAACATCCACTGTATCGTATGGAATTTTATTTTGATCTAGCCAAATCTTAGTCATCTTACATTGGATGCAATTTGGTTTAGAATAAACTGTCAACATCAACTAAATCCTCCTTTTCTTTTATCTTTCATTTTTCTCTTTATATCGTCTAACCCGTCTATAAAAACAATGTTCATAATCAAGGCTAAGTTAATCGATAATGTTATCAAAAACGGCAATAACACAAACTGCCATGTAAAGTCAACGCCTAGCAATTTTGCGCTTGCTAGTATACCGCTAATACAAAAACCAATTATCAAGGCTCTCAAACTTTTTTCCACGTTTTCTCCTCCAAATCAAAAATTTGTTGTAAAACATCATCTCGTGCTTCTTCACTCAATCCACCGATAATATCGTTCGTAATTGGTGTTCTGTAATCGATATCCCAATTGCCATTTTCATCAAACCTTAATACTGCAATTTCAATTCCAAAGTACACGTAATTGAATTTAATTACACTTGCACCATACCCATTAGGAAACTTGTAAATGGTTTGCGGATAGCCAATATCTCTTTGTACTTCGATATAGTCTTTGAATTTGTCACTGTACGTTAAATCCATTTAATATTCCCCTTTTACATTTTTAAAAAACTCCTTGATTTCTTCGATTTCTCTTGCGTTTTCTTTAACCTTTATCCTATACGGTTCACCCATGATGTGGATTTCTGCATATTTTCCTGTTGCATCTTCCCTAAATTCCATACTTACTACGTAACGTGGGTTTATCAATATTGTTCTTTTTATTAAAATGTCATAACAAGTAATCATCTACTCAACTTCCGTATTCAAATTGATTATGTGAGGTTCGTTATCTTTGAATGTCGTTTTAAACGTTGTAATATTGAAATCACTGCCACATTGGGTTACATTAATCCTTAAATCCTTATAGTCCACACTAGGAAAAATCACAATCGGTTTAACCCTTGAAGGTACGTTTTTAGGTAGTTCAATTTGAATGTAGGTTGGCGGTACTGGATTGCCAATTTCTAACTCTTCTTGTTCTTTTTTAGTTAAAAGTCGAACTTTATCTTTACTCTCACCTTCTAAGCCTTTCGATAATTCTGGCAGATAGCCTTTTTCTAGCGCTCTAGTTTCTAAAAACCGTGCAGCTAACATTACCTTTATAAACTCCGAACGTGACTGCAGGTCTTCTAGACCTTTAATTTCAAAACCGCCCCTATCGTTAAATTCAATCGTTATTGTTTTCATTGTTTATACTCCCTTTTTTTAATCTTGATTTGAATTTCTACATGTTCACCATTCAACGAAATTTCAACTGCATTATCTTCATCTTTTCCTCTGAAAAAGATTTCTCTACCTTCTTCAATAGATAAAAGTTTTGCCCCGCAATAATTGATGGTTTTTCCGTTTGTATCTAACGTTATGTTCATTCGTTAACCTCCTAATTCGGGATTGATTGCTTCAAAATAGAAATCATCATATTCCTTTGTTTCGTTTTTAGTGATTTCGCCATCGATGATAGTGATGTACTGTTCAAATTCCATTCCTCTTTCGCTTGCGTAAATATTAAAATCAAGATTGTATTTATCGCTTAACTTCTCGAATAAATTCTCTTCAATTCCCCACGCTTGTCTAATATTAAGAATTACATACGTTGGACTTTTGTTTGTATCTGAGTATAAATAAATTTCAATTATGCGTTGTTCTATAAAACAACGCGTGCTATCTTTTAAATAAAGAACGTCTTTATTGTTTTCTAATTCGTAAACATAACTAAATCCGTTAAATTCCATTTTTATATTTTCTGTTTTAGGCTTTTCAGGAACTTTAATTTGTTTTACTTTTAAAATCTCGTTTTCTAAGAATGAAATAACATCCTTTTTCTTCCCTCTTATTTTGATATTTCCCTCACACCAATTTGGCATTACTTAACATCTCCTTCTCTTCCAGTAGCACTCATTAATTGTTCAAAATAATAATTTCGTCTACTTCTTCCTGTAGTTTGGTTAGCTGGCCACTTCCGTCCAGCGTATCCAAGCCACGTTCTACAAACCAGTTTTGAACTAATCGGATTAACTCTTCTCGTTCAATTCGTCTTTTTTTAATTGGTTCATTTAAATTCATTCAATTCCAGCTCCTTCGAAATATTCTTCTAATCTGTCCATGATTTTTTTACGGGTGTTCCAGCCAATTTCGTATGGATTACGTAAGAATTGGTTTAATGTTGTTGTTCTGATTTTCAATATGTCTTTAGCCATGTGATTGAAATTGTTCTCAGAATCTGCAATCATCTTTTCAATATCTTCCCTGGTCTTCATCAATACTGAATCGTAAAAAGCGTCTAATCTATTAGGTCCGATATTCTTTTCCATTTTGTTAATATGAAACGGCTTTGTTGATGCAACCACTTCAATTATGTTTCCAGGAATCCCATATTCCTTCTTGAATTTTTGTGCAGCACCATAAGTTTTGAATGTCATAGCTTCTTGTTGCTCTGATTTGAATACTGATGTGTGCATTGGATGCTTTTTATCGAGGTATCCCTTCAGAGTGCTATAATCATTAATTTCCTTAAAGTACATATTCATATTTTTAATTACAAATGCCATACTCTTTCTCCAATTCCGCCATTATCTCAATATGGCTTCTGATTTTCTTCATTACTTCGCTATGAGGGTCTGGAACTTGGTAAGTGGCTATTATTACATCATTTCTATCCTCAACTAATCTAAATCCATACATCTTTTCTAGTTGAGCCACTTCCAGCGCTTGCCATATAGCTTTGTCTTTCTGTTCTTCCTGCTTTTCGATGTATTCTGCAGCGTAAGGAAGATGTTTATACATACTCATTGCCTTAATGTTCTTCTGGCACTTCTTAGCCTCTTGCAACATGATCATTACTGCTCGAGTTGTCTTTAATCCTTCCGACTGCATAATGTTTTCAAATTCTATTGCATTCATCTACGCTCAAACTCCTCTACAAAATTCATTTGAGCCTTATAGAACTTGAATGTTGAATCCATCAAATCACCTTCACGGTTCTTCTTGATGGAGAACTTCACTCGTTGATAGCCTTCGTGATTCTCTTCAGTCTCTTCGTTGCTTAAGAATCCTACGACATTTGAATCTTGTTCGATTGAGCCTGACTCTCTCAAGTCTGCTAACATTGGAGTTTTATCCTGTCGTTGTTCTACTCCACGAGATAGCTGCGATAAGATAACGATAGGTACTTGATGTTCATTAGCAAGATTCTTCAATTCCCTGGTAATTTGTTCAATCTGTAATCTTCTATCACGATTGTTATTAACCTTGATTAGTCCAACATAATCGATGACTGCTAAATATTTACCTGGTGCTTGACCTGCAGCACGTTCTTTAATAATTCCAAGAATCTGATTTAGTTCAGATACTGTGTCGTATACTTTCAAGTCTTTCTGTTTGAAATACTCGATAGTTGCTCTTACTAACTCTTTATCTCCAGGTTTTAGCATTTTATTCATTTTGCGCAAATAGTACGTGTTCAAAGTAGTCATCTTTGCCACAAATCGTGAGAATACTTCCTTCTTGCTCATTTCAAGGCTAAATAGGTCTACTCTTAATCCGTCGTTTCTCTGTAGCGCTCTATCGATTAGATTGATTGTCCAGGCACTCTTTCCGACTGATGGCCTAGCTCCTACAGTCACTAGCATTCCTGGACCAATTCCGCCTCCAAGTGCTGCATCCAATCCGCTGAACGTCTTAATCCCATCTTCGATATCGTGTTCAAGCTCATACTCGAATTGCTCGAACGTTTCTGATAAGTCTCCGATATTTCGTTTTCTGGATAGCTTAGAAATCGCATTTAACAGTTCGAGCATTTCCGCTTCGAGTTGCTTAGTTGGGAATGCTGTGTGTTCAGCTTTAACCTTTTCGAGTTTTGCTCTCAAGTATTCACGATGTAGCTGATTAGCAAGATAATCTAATCCGGATGTTGTAGCACTTTCTTGCTGCAAGGCCATTAGATACTCATATCCAATGGAATTTTCCTTCATTTCTGCTCTAACTTTAGCAAACAGCTCCATCAATCCATCTAAGCGACTGCCGTTGTTGTTTAAAATTTCAAAGATCGTTTTAAAATTATTATCTGTGAACCATTCTGCCTGCAGATATGTTGATTGAGCTTTATCGAAATCTTGTAGGATTGCAGATATGATTGATTTTTCTAACTCGTAATTATTCATTATCAACCCTGCCAATTCTGTCCGTATATTTCTCTCATCTTATCTGCTACTGATTGTCCAGAAGATGTTTGTTTCACCCTAACTGGTGCCTCGTTTAAATAGTCCTCGAACTTCTCGCTAAACAGTGTGCGTGGTCTGAGATACTGATTCATCTTCTCATTGTCTAACCACTGCTTACACTTGATATCAATCACTCTCTCGAAGTCTTCAACTGTGAAGCCATTATCTAGCAGCTTGTGGATTAGCTGTGATGTCTTTTTAGTCTTAACAGAGTACTTCTTACCTGTTCGCTTATTTAGATAATCAATGATGTGTTTAGTCTCCTCAGTCCATACAACCTTGAGCGGTTTCTCCTCGGTGACATTATTCTCTGTAGTAGTCTCTGTGTATTCTCTGGTATAGGTCTGTTCAAATTGAACACATCCATCTGTTCTATTTGAACACATCGTCTGTTCATTTTGAACACATCGTCTGTTCACTCGTTGATAGTCGATTGTGTACCATTTTGTTTTGTCAAATTTCTTTTTATTAAAATTGCCTATTTTTATGATTTTTTGTTTTTCTAAACTGCCTAGAGTTCGTCTAATTGTCATTGCTGACCAAAAAGGAAACTCTGTTTGCCACTCTTCAAGCGTCTTATAAAACCACTTAACTCCTGTAAATTCATTAGCACTCTTAAGTAACCAATAATGCATTTGTTGGAGCATAATCGCCTCATTTAAGCCGATTTCTTGAGCAAGCGATGGCAGCACTTGTAAAGGTGGTTCGTTAATTAATAACCGACTCATTGAATATCCCCTTCCAACGTGTTATAATAACTTTAGATAATTTTTGTATGACGGCTTTTATAAGTCGTCTTTTTTTATACATTCAAAAGCTCTCTTGCAGTATCGTATGCAGCCTCTAAGGTTGAATGAATACTGCTGCTTTTGTAATTTCCAAGAAATACAACTAATCGATACTTTCCATCGATGAATCTTATTTCCCCTCTCAATTCGTTTCCAACCATTACATCGTATTCGTTTGGCTCGAACATATTCATTTCAAAACTAATCATCGAAAACCACACCTTGACGGATGGCATCTACTTTATCTGCATGTTGGTTAACAGCTCCAACTAATAAATGGATCCATGCAATCGCTCCTAGAATTACTAATGTTGTGTAACCTAAGAACTTGCAGTATTTTTTGAGATAAGTTCTGTTAAAATCTTGTTTCTTTAGCTTTCTAGCTTTTGTAATTTCAACTCGTGTCATGCTGTCCTCCTTAAATTTTGTATTTAGCCATGAACTCATCTAAATCCCTGGCATCGTATCGAATTGTTGCGCTTCCGCTTGGTCTCTTAATTACAATTTGTTTCAATCCCATCGATACACACTCATCGAAATCTCTATCGTCGATTCCTCCGATGTAGGCTTTCGCTTGCTTCTTGTTTAAGTATCTTTGCTGATTGTTATTTGTTGGCAATCGTTCCATCGCATTAGCTACGATTTCAATAACCTTTGAATTGAGAGTTGCTTCGAAATCAACGCTTAATAAATTCACTATGTTTTCTCCTTTCACTGTTTTTTCATATTGTTGTAACCTTCTTTCAAACCTATAATTGAGCTTGGGAAAGGAGGTGTTTATATGTCTGACTCACAAGAATTAGCAAATGCTTATTTAAGATATATCAATGAAATTAATCAGCAGTTTGCAGATTCTATAAAACCAGCGCTTGACCAATTAGAAATTACTTTACAACCTATGCGTGATGTATCTGAAATGATTCAAAAAATACAGGAAAATACTCTAGAATCCCTCCAGCCTGCAATGGAAGCTATAAGAGAATTTTCAAAGCAAAGTGTTTCCGTAAATAAAAAGATTACTGAAGCAATACAGTATAGAAATTTTTATAGTACTCAATCATTGTTATTGTCGAAATCTAACGATGAAATTCACGATTTGGTTAGTCAATTTGACGAAGCTTTGTCCGATGTCGAACTTGGGAATGTAGAACTCCCGTTGGAACTTGTTAAGAATGAACAATCAGAAAAAACTTCTAAAACATTTCAATTGAACTCTGAATGGCTTAAGGAACAATTTTGTGGTTATTTAGCTCAATCTGTTTTCGGATTGATTTTCCAATACGCTTTTGGTCTAATTACTTCTGATACGGTTGTTAAAGTTTTGAAAATTATTGTTTCTTTTTTAAAGCCTTCTTCTTGAGATATCGGTAAATCCTTTTCCCTGTATATTGCCCTAATATCCAAGAGAGAATCCAAATTAATATTTCTAATTTTGTTTCACAACTCATGGTCAGTCTCCTTTTTTCGTTAATCAAATGGTCAAAAAATAGTTTTATTGGGTCGTCTCTTAAGAGATGGCCTTTTTAATTTTCCAGAAGCAAAAACACCAACTTAGAAAATTAATTTGTAACCAAGACTCTACATACTTGATTCCATCTTCCTCGTAAAATGTCATATAATGTTTCATTTGTTTCACCTCCTGACTAATCATATTTAGGGGTAATTCTGACTCTAAAGCCTTCTGCACTGTCAATATCTTCTGCCGTGATGACTGCAATTGTTTTAGGGTCTTTTTCGTCTGTTTCTACAACTATTTTTGTGGTATCCGTTAACGCTTCTGCACTCATATTATTTCTTCCTTTCCTATCCTCTAGCCTCTATTGATGAAGTTTCCGTTTTGGTTACTTCCTTGGCAAAAAAATTTTGTCCATTTTTTCGT